ATCTGTTGCCTGATCTTTAACAGTATCATCAGACTTTTGATTTATTTTAATTCCAGCAGAAATATCTAGAATTGTGTATATTGCTGGCATGTCAAGATTATCTTCTATATCAGATTTATTTTTTGATATTTTTGGATAAAACTGTTTCATTGAAATTCTTACACACTCAACTAAAAACTCTATAGCCTCATCGTCATTTTTAGCATTTTTAACATTTTCAAATGCTTCCATAAATTCACGCAGATACTTTATTTTTAATGGAATAATTTCTATTTCTGTTCCATCAATCAATGTAACATTTTTAGTTTGATATACAGTTGTTGCCATAATCTTTCTATTCTATCATAGACAAAACAAAAAACCCACCTCGTTAGAGATGGGCCTTATGTTAATCTAAAATTAGATTATGATTGTCCCCAAGTACGATCTACGATCTTACCGTAGGAACCTGACGCATCTTCAGGAAGAAGACGGAATGAAACTTCAAACATTGATGGTTCGTCACGCTTAGCGGACACAGTTACGTTCTCAATTGATAGAGCACGGTATGCTGTGTAAACACGCTCAACAGAGTCAGATGCATCGCAATCTCCAGTTCCTGGACCAACAGCAACGATTCCTCGTTCTACTGGACATTCTCCAAGTTCACCTGCAGATAGATTAAGTGTCTGACCTGTAGATGCTGACTTGTTTCCTGTAAGTTGTGTATCTTTGAATGCTAATGCAAGAAGCAAGTTTTCTAGGGTTGCTTCAGCAAAAGCGGTAGCAAGATTAACTTGCATACCTTGCTTATATAGTTTTGCAACGTCAAGAATCTGATCAACTGCAACCTCACCGAAATCAGGTTGGAATTGAAGTTCAAGACCGTTCATGGTATAACCTACGTTGGTATAGGCTGCATCTGCTGTTAGCGTATCTTTAAAAGATTCGCTTGAGTCAAAACTCTCCAGTGTTCCTGGAGTAAGTGTTGTATCTGCAACGAAAAGTGCTGCTGCACCAACAATAATATTATTGGACGTACCACGGCTATATGGCATATTTATTCACCTCTTTCATAAAGTATTATTAAGTTGTTTGGCGTGTTTCCTCAAACCTAATTATACTGCCATTTATGTATATCTAGAATCTGGCTCTGTCTTGATGTGATAGTCGTATTCAACTATAATTTTATTTACAAATAGGGTTCTTGCTGAGGCCAATTCTGCTACATCCCTGCTTTCATCTGCTTGATAAACCCTAGTATTGTGAAAGAAAATATTATATGGAATTGTCCCACCCTGAGAGTTTAAGACTGGATTAGCAATAGCCCAGGAATTGATATCTTGGGCCGATGAGTCTTCACGATCAAGGGCATTTGAGATTACACGAACAGAATCTATTAGTTTTCCAACGTCTGTTGAGTATAAAAAGTATATAAGTTGTTCTCTTTTACGAGCATAAAACGGTGTAGGTCTAAATCTCATAAGTCTGTCATAGACTACTAATAATGGGCTTTCTGTTTGTCTTATTACAATACTGTCATTATATAGGTCTTCAATATTTGTTGGAAACTGCGCTGGAACCATTGGGCTTGGATTGATTAAGTCTGCTTCAGCAATTAATCCATAATGGGCTAATTCTGAAAGCACATACCCGTTCAAGAATGTTGGTGGAAATCCAGTGTCTGTTAGTATACTCATAGTTCTATTCTACCCCAATTGTTGCATTGGCAATCCATTTAAATCCTGTTTCAACACCCTTGCTCTTACCCATTTTTGATCCAGCCTTAAAGTTTGTCTTGTATAGTTTTGGCTTTTTAATGTAGTCATATAATCCTGATGCACGTAAAAACGATTGTTTAAAATATCTAGAAATAAAAATATCAACTGTTGATTCAAAACTTCCAAAAACTTCTTCTCCACCTGGAGCATCAACTTTAATTGGCTTTTTTGTAAAAACCTCTCCATTTGCACCATTGAATCTTAATACCTGTGCTCTTGTTGGTGCAATAGTTACTGGAATTCCATTTTCCATTATTCTTGCTTTATTATAAAATGGAACAGTCATATTTTCTGAAACACTTCTTGATTGTCTAAATGTAGAATTAATAGATAGTCCAAGATTGCTAACTGTATAGTTTAGATCAAATAATCTAGAGCCTGGACTTCCAGCCTGATTCCATTCATAAACATGGTGTAACGCTTTTGGATTAGACCTTGCTTCAACATCTACATATTGTGATAAAGCCTCTATTACACCTTTGCCAAGTTTATCAAGAAAAATCTTTTTACCTTTTTGAACACCTTCTAAAAAACCAAAAGAATAGTTTACGATATTATTCATTTGAGCAGCAAACATTTTACTATCCATGTTTACTATCATTAGTCACCTACAGTCTGGTTTTCGGTTCTGCGCCACAACATTTTATAATATTCTATATTTCCAAATGGGCCAGTAAATGGCTCTACTGTTGCAATCTCATATATAGTTCCTCTGCCAGATCTAGCACCAGCAGTTTCTTTATAAATAACTGAGTCATTAGCGCTTCTAATATTTGTAATAAGTATGTTGGTTATTGCGTTATACGAACCATTAGATGACGATCTTGGATCATTGCTTGTTCTTGCAACTAGTTTGTTTTCATATTGTAAAAATGTTTCTGGCTTTATATCTTCAGTTCCTGCTCCGCCTACTGGTGTTGCATTGCATACAATAGTTCTGTCATATACCCAGTCTTTTTTAGGTTGTCCATAGTCACCCTGTGTAAGGATTGGAAAATATATATCTGCCTTCATTGGATACATGAAGTCTGTAGTTTCGCATACAGCCATTACAATACTCCAGGACGAACAATATTATTAACATATTTAGACAAAATCTTGTCTACAATAATATTTCCAGTACCCTCAATCATTCTCTTATCATACTCAATTTTAAATTGATCAGTGCTGTAGTTCTTTACATATCTCTTATAATAATCTAATTTGCCACATTTAATATCATTTATCAATAACATTATTGCATCTTGAATATCAATTGGTACAACTTTGTATCCAGTCTCTACGAGAAAAATATAATCTGTACCTTCTGGAAATCCTACACCAGCAGTAATTGTTTGTGTATTTCCACTATCTTCTGTATCAAATAATGCATATGAATCTGATACAGCCAAAGGAATTCTTGATGGACGTCGTTCTGATCTATTTAAAGAATCAGTTGCTTGGACTGGATCTTTTGTAATTGCTGTTTTATCTTTTGTAATAACATAGTTAAAATCTGCAAGTGCTGGACCATCTGCATTACTCACATCATAAACTAATTCAGCATTTTCATAAACCTTTAAAATTTTATGCGTTCTATCCCAAAGAGGAATATAATCTGTTTCTTGTCCAACAACCTCTAAAAATTTACGATTATAGTAGAAGCCATCTACTATTGAATCAATGATTGCTCTTGCTAAAGATTCATACTCTTTGTATTCTGCTATCTCTGTTGCCGTTGTTCCAAGTTTATTTGGATCAATATATGGACGTTCAATCTGTAGGTTATCTTCAACAACAATATCCCCACGCTCACCGTCAATGTCTTCGTATACTGTTACAGCATATGATTTGTCATATTTAACAAAATCCCCTGAAAGTTCATATGTTATAGTTCCTGATCCAGAAGGACCAGACTCTCCACTTATAAACTCTTCAATTTCTGTTTGTTCTGGCACATCTTCAATAACCAAAATATAGTCTGCTGATGAATCTGGAACCGTATAGGTTACAGAAAGTGGGTATGGTGGAATACGAAGTATTACTGACATAATTATTTACCGTAGTATGAGGCTACTTCTTCAGGCTGTGCAATTCTGACTGCCTTGCGAGTAATCCACTTTTCCGATGCCTCCTTTGAGACGATGTTATACCCCACCTTTAGTTCTCCAAGTCCACCCCAGTAGATGTTTTTTTCTGAGTAAAGAGCAACTTTTTCAATTGCCTTCTTTTCTTCAACAACATCATCTTTTGGTTTTTCTGGATTAAAACTAGCAATTACTTCTAAAATTTCTAATTTAGTAGATACCCCAAATAGATCAATGTTATTTTTCTTAGCATAAGATTTTAGTTCCATTACGGTCTTTGTTGCTAATTCTTCCATTGTCATATAATCTCCTACGTTCATTTGTAATTATACCAGAATATGACTAAGGGAGGACAGAAGTTAATCCATCCTCCCTCAATCTGGGTGGTCAATGATTATGAATCAGTTGAATCTGCATCTGCATAAGATACAGCATCTAATTCTTCCCATTGAATACCAAAACGGACGAATACTGTGTATTCAATTGTGTCCTTCTTTGGCTTGTATTCACGGTTAACAGTGATGTCTCTCTGGAAGCCCCATACACGGTTCTGTGGGAATGTAAGATCTACATATCCTGCAGGGTAGTAAGGAACTTCAAGAACATCTACACCTAGTACACGTGTTGTACGTGAGTTACCAAATGTTTGTCCTGCGCCATCAAGGTATGCTTGACGGTT